GTGGGTTTTGCCCTTCACCACCACCACCTAAAGCTTCCTTAATTGATTGGATTTCCATAGCGTTTTGCTCGATCACATTCGCCATAGACTGCATTACCTGTTCGGTTTCCTGATTAGGCCCAGCCAACTTGTTGTCGCCACCGGCCGGAACCTCCAGCTTGAGGTCAGTACCAGACTTCCGTGCGATCTCGTTGACTAGTTCAAAGTATTTATCCTTGCCCATTGCCTCAAGTATTAGTGGCGATTGACTAACGATCTGGAACACTTGGATCAAAGCCTGAGCCTGTTGCATATTGGATGCTCGCTCCGATCCGTCCCGGCTGGTGAATATGTAGTCGTGCTGCAAGTTGTTCTTGCTACCTATCACCGTGTATCTTTTCTCACCTTCATCACCCACTACATCCGAATCCTCTGGGTCTATCTCAAACCCTGCCTGTTCGATGACTGCTTGAGTGTACCTCTCCTTGACGGGTAGCTTGATCGCGTTGCTGCCCATGCTGATGATGGACTCATAGATCACCCGCTTCATGGCAGCCCTTCCCTCGTCAACGGCCTCGCTGATAAAAGTGTAAACAGATTCGGTGGTGTTGCTGATAGTCAGAACTTCCGTGGCACTTGTCTCTCTAGGTGATGGCTGCCCCTGTTCCTGCGGACTCAACGCCATCAGCCTCTCGGATATCCCAATCAACTCGGCTATCGACCTAAAGATGCTGGTAATCTGGGAATTGGGCTGACTTCGTACAATCTTGAACACATTGTCAGGGCTGGTGTCTATGCCCAGGTTGGCCAGCTTTTGGAACGAAGCCTCAAGCACATGGGTCGTGGCATAGTAGTTCTCCCCGCTCATTGTCTTTCGGAACTCCTCCCTTAACTTCATTCCCTCCTCTGAATCTGGGAAGATGTCCGTGTTCAGTACCCCGACATTGAAGAGGTCAGCCTTGGTGGTTTCCAGTAGTTGTGAGAACAGGTTGGTTAGCTGATCTTGGAACCCCATCAACTCATGGGCCACGCTGATGTTCCTTAACCTAGTATCGTTCTCGTTGTAGGCGAAGACGGCAGCAGGGCTGGATGGCATGAACTCCGCAAAGATAATGGTGGAATCCCCCGCTATCCTCATGTGTACCCAGACAGGGTGAGGGTAATCCCCTATGCCCCATTGGTTAGGCACTATCTTGCAGAAGTAATCCGTTACAAATACAGAGGTGTCACCCATCTCCCCGGAATAGACACCGACATTATTCTTGCGGTCATTCCAGCTAGTCAGGTCATCATCTGTTCGTGGCGGTACGATCTGCGTGTAGTAGTTGTTGAAGTAGGTGGAATACTGGGTGAACAGCCCAACCGTAGAGGAGGTGAACCCCACGGAATCACGGTTGAAATACAAGGGGTTGCTCATCACATCCCTGTACCTGACCACATCCCAGAACCCCACATATTCCGATCCCGTATCAGAATTGAGAGAGGTCAGAGGGTAGGCGTTATCCCAAAAGACTCTACTAGGGTGAGGATTGATCCAACAAACCCCCTCCTTTGTGACCTTTGTTTTGGCCGTGTTGTCATTTAGTTCTGGATTTGCCTTTTCCCAATGAACTTCCCGTTCCCAAGCCGCTCGCGGAAATGCTATGCTATGGCCATAGAGAAACATATCCCTTACGACCTGCGTTTGAAAGTGTCTGTAGTCGTACTGATCCGACATGATCTCGACCCGCTGTGACAACGCATCAGCCCTCAACTTGCCAGCCGTGCTTGTGCTTCGGGGGTCGTACTTAAAGAAAGGATACAGGTTGTTGTACTTGTTGACTTGCGCTGCCAACCGGCGGGTTACGAAGCTCCTCACTAGGTTGATGTTAACCTCGAAGAATTTTGGCAGATCAATCTCATCAGGCTGACCGGCTGCCCCCCTCTTCACATACTTGTCCGTGACCTTCAGCTTATCCAGTTCCTTGACGCAGGAGGACACGCTAATCCTCTTCTGTGCATACATGACCAAGGGAATAATCTTACTGTTAAGGGGACTGCTATCCCACGCCAGATCAACAGAGCTGTAGAGGTGATGGTTGCGTAGCGAGAAGGTGATGGCTTCAGTTATCCTGCTGGCTATCAGTTTTTCAAACGACTCCCTCTTCTCGATGTCCTTCTCCAGCGCCTTGACATCAGCCTTGGCCATCTTATCCAGCACCACCTTCGAGGGCAGCTTGGCAGACATCACCTCCCGCAGCCTTTCGTTTGTGGTTCCGTGTTCCTTTAGTATATCAAAATCAATCATATCTAGCCTCTATCTCTGCCTGTTCCTGTAAGTAAAATAACAACGCAATGTAAGGAGGGACCTTGTCATTCTTCATCCATTCCTTCAGCACCCACGGGCGTATGCAGCTACGGGCAGCCAATTCATCCAGCGTGACGTTGAGGAACTTGGCGCAACTCTTAACCCTTCGCCTTCCCCACCCGTTGCTGACACCCGCGCGGTCATGTAGTTGTTCCAGTAGGAATACACTTGCACTCAATAGGATTCGGCCTTCGCCTTGTTGCTTGCCTTGCCCTCGCCCAGCATTACTGCCAGTACCGCCTCCTTGTTGCCGCCCTCTTCTTCATCCCCGTACTGTTGCACCGAAACCTCCTTAACGGAGAACACAGCTTGATCGTCTGTCTGCTCGTCTAGTGAGGCGGTGATAGTCATGGTGCATTCCTCGCCCGGACCCTTGCTCGCCACATATCCAGCCAGCTCGGAATCGTCGGTTAAATCTAGGACAACCTTATCATTCAGATTCGCCATGTCGTTGTAATACACTTAAATAGTGTTACATTCAAGTAATTCCGCAATGTATTAAGTTGGCCCTAATGTCCCTCGCTACGGGAGCATGGGCCTGACCATTCAGTTCCAGCTTAAAGATTGGGTAGGTCACGCTGTCAAACTTGTGGATGTACCGGCTGCGCTTGGGCTTGGTCGGGGCTTTCTTGTCTGCCTCAAGTTTCATAAGCATATCCATAGTGTTGGGGCATTGTGCGCTGACATAGAACTCATCTTGGAACAGCTTGCCGGATAGCAGCCTGACCCTAGCCTCGACGCTGCCCTGCCCCTTGGGACAGCCAACCATCCTGATCCTACCCTCGCTGTACCTCTCAAAATCCCAGCTATCGTAGCTTCCCTCCCCACCCGGATGCCATTGGTTGATAGCACTTGAGTCGGTGATGTGTTCATAGTGAAAGTCCGTGTCCATCTTCTGATTCCAGTAGTCCATGCGCTTTATGATCTGCTGGCACAGCCGCTTGTACAGGTGGCGTTCACCCAGATAATCCACCTCATCGAAGACAGTCCAAAGGTTGCCGCGCTTGGTTGGTATCATCTGGAGAAAGGTAACGGCCGAGTAAACCTGACCCAAGTCGTAGCCCACTATGATGGGATGCCCCGGCTTTGGCATGAGTCCACTCCCCTTGATCTCGTCCCCTTTCTTGTGCAGTTCTGGCGTGTAGTAGTCCCTGAATAAAGCCTCACCGCTTGGCCGATCCACCCACTCTCCCCCGATCAGTCGCCGCCACTCAACGGGATCAGACTTTAGGATGGCCTCAAGGTTATCTACATACCCCTCCGGCAACCGCTTGGTATTCTCCTTGATAGGGACATGATAGATTCTGTACCGCTTATCCCTCTTGCCCTTGTCATCTATGATATCCTCGAAGAACTGCTTGTAGACCCAATGCGATGGCCCCTCTGGGTTGCAGCTTGCGCAGAACTGTTGTGGCCCACGGATGCCCCGCCTTCTCCCTAGCTGGGCTGCTGGGTAGCGAAAGTATTCCACCCCGTCACATTGGGTAAGCTCGTCCACATAGACATGGCTTGGTGCTGGCCCCTTGATTCTAGCCTGAACGGCAGCAGCGTAAGGGATGGATACCAGCAGCATCTTGCCCCACCCGCCGAACCTATTCCTTACCCAACGATGCCTGTCCTTGGTGTTGGGGTCTAGCTTGGCTTCGGTGTATTCAAGCCCTATCCCCTCCTCCCATAGTGGAAGCACCAACGTATCCAGATCGTGCCAGATACCCTCTGATCCTGTCCGTATGCTGGGGGCAATGATGAGTACCAGCGCATTCTCCTCCTCGTAGAGATGTCGGGTTAGTTTGTGGGCGAAGCCGATGGTTTTCCCTGACCCTTTCTCCCCGTACCCAAGGATAAACCCAGCGTTGTCACCGAAGATTTTCTTCTGGGTAGTGTTGAGGTCTGGATACCATTCGGGCTTGGCCTCCTCCGACACAGCGGTATGTGCCAGAGCCTCAACCTCCTCGTCAGTTAGAGGTCCCCTTACTGGCATCCTTCACTTCTACTTTCGTGGCATCTGTTTGCACGATGATGTTGTTCATTGGGGTGAATCCCGGTTTGCCTCGCGGCCTACCCTTATCATTCTGCTTTGCTTTTATCTGCGCGTCAATGAGTGCGCCCTTTAGAATGTCCCTGTTGATCTCATTCCTGTACTTAACGGTATTAAACAAGGCTTCATACAAGGTCTTCTCTCTTTCCTCCTCTTGGCCAGCGGATAGTTCCCCTTTGATTTCCTCCATCAGAACTCCAAGCTGCGTGAAGTCCTTGAGTATTCCTCCCGCTGTCATTTGACGCATGGCCTGGAGGTGGATACTGCTGAAGGCGGCGGCTGCTATGGCCTCCTCCTTTGCTTTACCAACAATACCTACTGCCTCCAAACCATGCGATAACGCCCTTTCCTCATCCTTCAGTCTGTCTGCGAACTGTACGGATGGGTTAGGTCTGTGTACCACCTCACTCTTGGTGGGCGGTTCAACAGGGTCTTTGCTCCACCTTGCGTTAAACTCTTCGTCTCCCCTTACTAGGCTATACAGCTTGGACTTCGGGATGTTAACCAATAGGGCCGCTTCAGCTACGTTCCCCTTTGACTCCTCCAAAGCCAGATGGATAGCCTTACGCTCGCCCTTACTGAAAGCAACTTTCCTCAAGTAATGTAGTGTTTCTTCGTTGTTTTGGAGCTGGAGTGAGCCAAGTCTTTTGCGATCTGTTCAACGTCCTCCCCGCCCTGCTTGCGCCTACTGGCGTGTGTTACCCTCAAGGAGTGGAAGGTCTTACCCTCAATCCCGAACTGGGTCATCATCCTCTTGAACGTAACAGGGAACCAAGTCCTCATACCCCTGCCTCCGTCCTCTTCCATTAGGTAATCCTTCCTTTGGTCTGGGAACAGGTACTCATCATCCTCGCTTGGCAGGAAAGCTATGGTCTTGCGAAGTCTGGCACTCATCTTCAACTCCACCTTCTTGTCCCGCTTGTCTGTCCATACGGTGATAGAGTCAGGGGTGAAACAATCCCACTCCAGTTGAACGATGTCCCCCATGCGAAGCCCTGTTTCCAATGCGATAAGGATGGCTGCCCTCCAGAATCCCTCGGTGTTGGCCACCATATACCTGATCTCCTCCGGCGTGAATGCCTCCTTCTTCTTCGGCTCCCTCTTGCTGTGTGGAACCTTCCTTATGTTCACCTTCACTAAGGATGCCGGATTGTCCTTCTTCCACCCTTTGGCTACGCAATAGTTCAGGAAAGTCTTAATGGCTGTGAGCTTGTATCTCCTCGTACTCACCGAGGTCACATGATGTATCCCAAACTTTTCGGGGTTGTTGAGGTAGTCGTTAAGGATGTACTCGTCTATGCCCTTAACGCTCTTGTCCGTCAGCTCGGTGATGTGAAGGAAATATTCCACCTCTCTCCAAGTATTATCTGCTGTCTTGGGAGACTTACCTACAGCCTCCATGTACCCTATCATCTTATCTAGTGCATCTTTAGCTTTCATGGTTAAACAGTTCTATTTCTTTATCTGATCTTACCTTGTTAATGAACGCCTTCCTCATCTCAAGTGTGGCTTCATCCGTCACCGCCCTGACTATCCTCTCTCTTACTACCTCTATCGCCATCTTCCTTTGAATAAGGTTAGCCAGCAGCTTCTCCATCTTCTCATTGATTACCCCGATTGCCTTCTCATTGATCCCGATGGTCTTGCTCTCGGCGCACCTCCGGTCAATTTCCTGTTGGCATTCCTCGCTTAACTGCATAGCTCTCCCTCCATTTGTGTATCAAGGGGACATAGTAATCATCCCACTCAACCGTAGTCTTTAGATACTTGAACCTGATGGGCCGCTTGCGAAGGTAATCCCTGACGTACTTCATGCTAACCGAATCAAGGAAGTCCACCCCACAGGCAGTAGTGAAACGCTTGAAGATGGATAAGTTAATGCCGTCCCACGTTGTCAACTCCGACAAGGCAAGCACATCATACTCCGAAAGGCCCGACCTCTTGGCGATCTCACCCGTGGACAAGGCTGGGCCGGGGCGGTGCTTGGCCATTAACCTGCACAAGACAGGCGGGTAATCATCTACCCTCTTCCAAAACTTATCTCCAACCGACCATGTATCACCCACGGAATTAGTGTTACACAGTTTTTCCCCATGTCAAGGGAATGGCGTGGAGGTAGGGGAATTGTGCCACCGAACGTGTCTCTTTGCTTCTTCTTGTGCTTGCTCTACCTCTTCTTCGGTTAACCTTCTTGCTGCTCCTTCCGCGAAGGCAACACACTCATCATACCTCTCGTCCTCCTTGGGCGCGGTGAGTGCCAGCCATAAGCCAAAGACCAACGCCTCGTAATCATTCTGCGGGGCCATCTTTTCCAGTTCATCTGCCTCTGCTAGTTCTGGGTTGTCTTCCTTTAGTTTTTCTAGCCCATCGTCGCCACCGTATTTATCAAGCCACCTTCTAGCTTCCTTCTTTTGTTCCGGGGTTAACGGTTCTGGTTCGTAAGGCCCCTCTTCCGGTGGTCTTGTCATGCTGTACCAATCTCCTGCTTCCCTCATTAGCTTGGCTATGGCCATCGCGTCTGCTTCTGGTTCGTCTATCCAATGAGGCTTAATCGTTGTGCCTTCGTCATCATGCAGCACCTCGCCCACAAATCTAGGTGAGTGTAGGTGTGTGACATACTCGGAGTCTCCCCATTGACTAGCACCTTCTAGTGCCTCGTGACAATCAGACCCAAGAATAAACTTCGGGAGGCGCACCCAATCTTCTTCGTTCCATTTCATGCTCATACTTTTTAGTTAACAATTATGTAGTCCTTGTCTTTTGGGTGTTGCCCAAGCGGTTCTGCTATATGCAAGCCTTCATTGGCGCACTCTTCCCACTCCTCTTGGGATTCAGCTATCGGCAATGTGTTCAGCTTGATATACTTTCTAGGCTCCGACAGTATCATGTCCCATATCTTTGCCTCGTTACCTTCTATCTCCTTGCTTCCAAAGTCTTCGGCCTTGCCTTGTGACAGGAAGATTTCTGTTGGTTCTATAACCGTTGAATACAATCTACTCATACTGTTTCCTTTCTGTGTAGGGTTTCATATCCCATTGATGTTATCACTCCATTCTCCTTCAGTAGCACATGACCCACGACGAAAGGCGAACTATCCACATCATCGTACTTCACTCCTACCTCATCGAAGCAAGCCCACGCTGTCTTGCCTGACATCTCATTCTCATACTCGTAGACTCTCACAATCTCTGGGTCTTTGAGCATCTTCATTGCATCTGCTTTTCCTGTTATTGTCATTGCTTTCCTTATTGTAATACTGCTGTCAAACCCACCAATCTGTTCCGTCTACTATCCTTGTAAGTGCCGCGCTTCGGAGCAAAGGATTCTCTAGTTCCTTTTTGTATTCCATCTTCGCTTCCTTCAAGGATTCATACACTCCCCACTTGTCATGGGTTTTGTTGCTGTTCACTTCATCCATTGCTTCTTCGTTGTTGTAGTAGTGAGATGCCACTAGGTAACAACCTGTCTCCTTTGGTTTCTCCATATTGGCTATCTTGTCCAGGGCGTTGCCTATCTTCGGAAGCGTATGCTCGATGAGTCGCCTCCCCATTACTGTCTCGTGTAGTTGTATGCTCATAGCTGTTCCTCAATACAATCAATCACATCACCGTATTCTTCTTTCAGTTTATCCAAGGTTGTGAACGCTGACTCAATGTTTTGTGTTAGAACGGTGTGATCCTTCCATTCACAGTCATCGTGCATCTTAACCGCATCCATTAACTCTTCATCGCTTACCTCTTCGTGTGTTGCATCCGTTACGAACACATGAACGATAACCTCTTTTGCTTTTACTATTCTCATTTGTTTTCTTTCTCTGTTACGGGCCACTTGCCATCGAAGGCGAATGACCCAAGCTCTTTGTACTTATCCTTGCCTTGTAGCTGCCGCAAGAATGTTACCCTCCCTGCTGATCCCGCCATGCAATCCATATCTTTCACGTTCAGCAATGCCATGCGCTTATCGTTCGTATCCAATCTAACGTGTGTTGTGTGTCTAGGTGTCTTCATTTGTTTGCCTCATAGAATGCACGAGCGAACCCTCTCGGTGTCTGGCTCCGCATCTCTTTTGTTCTCTCCGATTTGCCTCCGTACATAGACCACATCTTCGATCCTAATACTGGAGGTAGATCCTTTTTCTCTGGTTCATTGAACTTACCCCATAGACAGGTGTACTTGGTGTACTGTTCCTCTTCCCTCTCACCTACCGGCAACCAGCCAGCAAACTCGTGAGGGTGAAACGCATACACCTTGTTACCTATCCACCTCTTCAACCTGCCCACCGGATTCTCCATCACCCACCACTCGGGATCATAGATCAACGCAGCTCGCAGACAGGCATCCACTAGAGCTATGTTGTTCAACAGTTTCTCTGGTGTTTCCCTTGCCTTCTTCTTCCAATGCCGTGTGCCTGATACCGCGAACTCCGTACAAGGTGGAGCCATCAGTATCCCATGCACCTTCTCATCCAACTTGGGGAACAAGCGCACATCAAACCCCAGCTTAACGTCCACCTGCACCACCTCATATCCTGCCTCTCTGTATGGCTCGCTCCACCTACCGCTGTAATCACAAAGGGATAGGATCAACCTACTCATTCGCCCCCCTTATGGTTATGCACCCGTCCTCATACTCGACGGTGTAGTGTGTGTAGCCCTCGAAGAACTGCTTAATAACCCAGCCGGATAGATCAATGACTGATGTACCCTTCTTGTCTGTTACCTTGCGTACCTCTACCGCAATGTCATCACCATCGAGTAGCCACAGCTTGATCGTCGGCAGGGTCGAGTGCCAATCAGCGGATACAGCCTCGACCCCCGGCGTCCACTCTGTTGTGTAGTGAGAGTTAGGAGTGAAGCCAACCTCTGACAACCTCTTGTTCTCTAGCCAGATGCGAGCGTGTTCCTGCCCTGA